CAGTCTCAAAGTATCAAGGGGAGTATCGCAAAGATGGTAATTTCGGGCCATTTATGTAAGGAAGACGAAAGCTTGAGCTTGCCTCATTCAACTCATTCAACTCATTCAAGCTCATTTGAATGAACCCGAATGAACTCATTTACCTCATTCATCTCATTCACACCCTAAAGGGTGAATGAGTGAATGAGTGAATGAGGTGTTTTTGTAAGTAATCTGAAAGTAAGGAAAATGAAATGTTTATCAAACTGACGTTGCAGGACTCCGGGCATGAAGTCTTCGTGAATTTCGATCATGCGGAGAATTTTTACAGAAGCGGGAAGGTCGAGAACTTCTGGACAACCGTTTTCATGAACAACAAGCGGGTCTACGACTGCTGCGAAACGCCGGAAGAGATTCTTGCCGCACTGGCAGGAGGCCACGAATGACCAAAAACGATTCGGTATTCTGCGCTGCCTGTGGCAGGGAGTTTGCGCTGCCGCTGGTCGCGATGGTGCGCCGCAAGCATCGGTGGTGTACTGAGTGCGAGGAGAAGGCGGACAGGAAGCTACAGGAAGCCGCCCAGCGGGCTGCGGAGAGCAGCCCGGTATCTGAGGGTCAGTGAAGGAGAGACAGGCCGAGCAGGATACTGAGAAGCCCGGCAGGGATCAGGACGGAGCCGAAGACGACAAGCAGGAGGGCATTTGTCATGTCAGTGAAGAGGCGCGAAGCCGAGCTGAAGACCGGGATTGGCGTTGAGCATCGCGTCCCGGTCCTCAAAGCCGGTCAGGATGGCCAGGTGATCGGCCATCGCTTCGAGCGTTGGGTTGCCAGTGGACCGGATGTAGCCGAGCGGCACGTCCATCTCAGGCCGGAGGATCACGTACGTGATATCGGTTCTCATTTGGTCTCCAGGGCGATGGTGTAAGGCTTCATGGATTCCAGGTTGGCCACATATTCCAGAATCTTTGTGTTCTGCGCGCGCAGAGCTTCTGTTTCAGCTTCGAAGCGCTCACGGTCAGCGCGGTACTGTTCATATCGGCCATCGCGCTGACCGACTCTGTAACCAGCCTCCCAGGCTTTCTCGATTTCGGTCATTGCAGGCAGATCCTCGAATAGTCAACAGTGCGACGGATGACCCAGTGGCGCTTTACTTCAGGCATCCACGGATCAATGCAGGTCATTTCCATGTACGCGTTAGCGAGCATGATCAGAACGGTATGCAGTTTCATGATGGTTCTCCCGGATTGGAGATTCCAGTATAGCAATTGCCGAAAGAAAGAACAGGAGAATATTTCCAGTTCAAAGACTGTCACAGTGGCCAATGTCACTATGAACGCGCGAGCGTCTGCGTAAAGACTTCCGGTTCGGGCTAGGATTTAGCTTAATAGGGCGAAACGGACACCGATCCGCGCCTCGAAAACATCGATTACAAACCGTAAACCGTCATCGAAATGAAAGCTGAATTGAAAGGCGATTGACAGTTAGCGAACAGGGGTTTCGGAGCTGATAACGTCAGAGTGCGTATGCACGACGCGTAAGTCATTGATTTCAAAGCAGTTAGCGCTGTTACAACAATTTGTCATAATGGTAATTATCAACCGTTCGGCCCGGTTATCGGCTCTTAATGCGAATGATTCTTACTCTGGGGGGCGCCCTCCCGGCCACCGACCCGGGTGATAAATTTTGCAGACCGTCTCTTTAATCCGCGAACCAAAAATACATTACTCTGGGGTACACTAGGGCACCTACACGAAATCGGAACGGCAATGGACAAAAGGGAATACGACAGGGAATGGCGGGCCGCGAATCCTGAAAAAGTACGCGCGCATGACAAGGTCCGCTACGAAAGGCACAAGGCGGAAAGGTATCAGGCGAAACTCGCCCGTAAGCGTAAGTTCCGCTCGGAGTTCGTAGGCCCACCGAAGCCCCGGGCGGTATCCGCGAACCGGAAGACAGATGCTGAGCGCCGGGCAACCAAGAACGCGGCCAGGAGGCGTTACTACGAGAAAAACAAAGCGAAAGCGCGCGCCAAGGACGCGAAGCGAGAAGCGGAAAAGGCGCAACGCACGCCGGGCTGGTTCGGTGAGTTCGATCGGCTAGTGTGCGAAGAGGCTTATGCACTGCTGGCATTACGCCGCGAGGCAACAGGACTTGACTGGCACGTGGACCACGTCGTACCTCTCCGGGGCGAAACGGTTAGCGGATTCCACGTAGGGAACAACTTGGCTGTTATCCCGGCAGAGACGAATCTCTTGAAAAGCAATCGCAGTTGGCCGGATATGCCATAATCGCGTGAAATTCTCGGGAGCAGGCCATGTCGGGCGGAAACGGTTACTTCAAAAGCGTAGACTCCGGCAGTCTGCTGATGCCTTTGCCTTTTGGCGCAACGCTGGGCCGCGTGGGCGGGCATTCGCGCGTGGCGCTCTATGGGCACACCCCGACGCCTGCGGCGAACACGGACTGCTGGGAGGGGGCGGCGGCCTACCCTTTCCAGACCGTGGCCAGTGTTCTGGAGATCCTTTCATCTTCAGCAAGCGATGCGGCGGCGGGCACCGGCGCGCGGTCGATGATGGTTCAGGGGCTGGATCTGAACTTCAATCCGCTTAGCGAAGTGGTCGTGATGAACGGCACGACGCCCGTGCAGACGGCCAACAGCTACCTGCGGGTGAACGGGCTAAACATCTCAACTTCAGGCAGCGGTCACGTGAACGCGGGGGATATCACCTTGCGCCTGACCGGCGCGGGCGCGACACAGGCGATTGCGCGGGCCGGGTACGGTTATGCGAAACAGTGTCTCTACACTGTGCCGGCAGGCTTTACCCTGCTGACGACTGACGTGCTGCCTGAGTGTGGCGGCACAAGCGCGGCGACGGGGATTGTGTTCGCTTTCATGCGCGTGAGCCCTACGCTTCAGATCCAGATCACGAACGAGTACACCACCAACCCGGGCAACCCGGTACAGCGCTCGATCATTACAGGCGCAGTCGTGCCGTCCACCTACGCCGTGGTCATGCACCTGTCGAGGCTGAACGGCGCGCCGACAGAAGGGTTCTGCTCGTTGAACGGCATTCTGGTCGACAATACGCAGCTCGTATGAGCCTGACCCAGGCCGCCACTCTCAAGGTCATATCGGAGGACCGGGCGCTTGCGAGCGCCATGGTGTTTCCCCACCGGCATCCGCAAGCCAGTCCGCCCTTCCACGTTGAGATCATGGACCTGTGGCGGGCGAACGACGAGTTCGTGCTGATCGAGGCGTTCCGCGAAGGCGCGAAGAGTACGCTCTCGGAAGAGTTCCTGCTGCTCGAAGCGTGCTTTGGCAACTTCGGCTACTGCATCATCTTTGGCGAGACGTACACGAAAGCCCGCCAGCGGCTGGAGGCTATCAAGTTCGAAGCGCTGAAAAACATGAAGCTGGCCGCCCTGTTCGGCAAGCTGCGAGTGGCCGGGAACGTGTGGAGCGAGAACCAGATCGAGCTCATGAACGGCGTCATGATCGAGGCGCACGGTTGGGAAGAGGAAATCCGGGGCTTCAAGTGGCACGACCTGAGGCCCGACCGCGCATACCTGGACGATATCGAGAACAAGGAACGCGTCAAGGATAGCGCGGCGGTCAAGAAGAACATCAACAAGCTGTACCTGGAGTTGATGCCGGCCATGGACAAGGAGAAGGGCAAGATCCGCGTGACCGGGACCCCCTTGGCCGAAGACTGCATGGTGAGCCGGCTGCGCGCGAACCCGGACTGGACGTCAAGGAAGTACCCGATTTGTAACGGGGATATCGATGATCCGGCGACCGTTGCTACGTGGCCGGAGCGCTATCCGATGGAGTGGATCAGGAAGAAAAGGGATCAGGCGGAGCGCGCGGGGGAGTTGCGCGGGTTCCTCCAGGAGTACATGCTGATGGCGATCGGCAGCCAGGACAAGCCGTTCATTGAGGACCATATCCATGAAATCGCGATCGATCCTGCGCCGTGGCTTCCGAAAACTCTGGTGGTTGATCCTGCCCGCACTGCTAACGTGGGCAGTTCTGACCGGACGGGTCGAGTGGTTCTTTCTCGGCTCGCCACCCGCATCTACGTGCATGAAAGTTCCGGAGAGTACTGGAAGCCAAGCGAAGTCATCGCCGATGCGTTTGATACCTCAAGGCGGTTTGATGCCGCTACTGTGGCGATAGAGAAGAACTCGCTTGACGAGTGGCTGCTGCAACCGATGCGCGCGGAGATGCTCAGGCGTGGCGAGAGCCTGCCGTTGAAGGCGATCCAGGCACCGCAGGACCGGAGCAAGGAGCAGTTCATCCTTGGACTTCAGCCTTTCTTTCTCGCAGGGGATATCGTCCTCGTGGGCGGTAGAGGACGGCACCAGCAACTTGTAGCCGAGATACTGAACTTTCCGTCTGGCAAGCGGGATATTCTCAATGCGCTCGCGTATGCACAGCGGGTGTTTTCGGGAGCAATCGTGTATGAAGACTTCGGAACATGGAATCTCACGAGCGAGTACGAGCCGTCTGCGCGCGACGCTCTTGCTTTGTGCTTTAACGCTTCAGGTAGTGAAACTGTGGCTGTGCTGGTTTCTGTGGAAGGCGAGCGTCTTGTTGCCGTTGCCGACTGGATATCGCCAGTCACTCCTGCTCAAGCTGTACCAGACATTGTTAAACTTACGCGCGCGTCTTTCCCGCGTGCAAGGGTGACCGCATGGCTACCCGCCGATGCAATGGACCAGCAGGAGCGCATGCCGATACTGTCCGCTTTACGCGCGGCGGGCATGCACCCTATGAGGGGGGCCTACCCCTCCATGGCGCGCGGTGCCTTATCTCCGTTGATACGGACGGAGCTTAAAGGGCGCAGGCTTCTTCTGGTCGATAGTCAGGCTAAGCATACGATGAACGCCCTCGCCGGGGGTTATAACTTCGGGATCGCAAAGAACGGCCAGCAGAACACTGAACCGGAACGCGGGCCCTACCGGACGTTGATGGAGGCGTTCGAGTGCGCCGCGTATGTTATTTGCGCGAATACTGGAAACTCATTGCCAGATGAGTTACACAGGGGTACAAATCCTTACGGCACTGCCTACTTCACGACCCTACCCCGAAAATGAAAACGTGTAAAACTTGCAAGCATGAGAAACCTCTTAGTGAGTTCTACAAAGCCGGAAAGTATTTCCAGTCGTATTGCAAACCGTGTCTGAAGGCTATGAACCTTGAGTGGGGTCGCAACAACCCTGAAAAGGTTAAGGCGAAGAAAGCTCGCCGCCGCGCAGCGGATCCAGAGTTGGCTTCCGCACGTCGGCGGGCGCAATATTTGAAAAACATCGATAAAGCCAAAGCGCAGCGTGCGGAGAGGCATAGGCGGAACCCTCACGAAGCGCGGCAGTACAACGCCAAGCGTAAAGCAGCGATGCTTCAGGCTACGCCGGCATGGGCGGACGCCGATAAGATCAAGGAATTCTATTTCGCCGCTGATTTCCTCGGAATGGTGACCGGCGATTGGTATCATGTCGACCATGTTGTGCCGTTGAGCAATCCGATCGTCTGCGGTTTGCACACAGACCAGAACTTGCAAGTCCTACCAGCTTCGGATAATCTGCGCAAGAGTAACCGGCGGTGGCCGGATATGCCCTAATTTTTCAGGAGTCTTACCATGGCCGTTTCCCGCACGATCACGCCGAAGGCACCAAGTCAAAATCCGGTTGATTTCTATAAAGGGAAGCAAGCCGGCGGCGCGCAAGGCACACCGCAGAAAGTGGGCGAGAAGCTTCAAGGCGGTCCTATGAGAGAACAGATGCGCCGTAAGGGTCTGTGATGCAAACCCTCGTTCCTGAAACGGAAGACGGAAAGACCGTCGCGGTTCTGATTCCGTTCGACGGATCGGATCACCGATGGATCGATTCCGTTCCGGACTTCCTGCGCGAGCATATGCTGCCGGCGCTTGGTGACCGTAAATCGGTTATCGTGCGCGTCACTTGGTCGATAGAGGACTAGCATGGAACAGAAGAAGGGGCGCATGTCGCGCGTCTACACCGGCGACAAGAAACCGGCCTCGCCTGAGAAGGTGAAGCACGGCGGCAAGATGCCGGAGCGCGGCGAGCGGACTTCGAAGCACAAGACTCCGCGCATGGGAGGCTGACATGATGAAACACCACAAGGACGGGAAAAGCTCGTCCGAGTCGCGCGACGTGCGGGAGTTCTTCGGCAAGACGGCGAAGAAACCCGAACCGGACGACAAGCCGAAGCGCGTGCCGAAGGACCGAAACACCGGTAGCTCCCTGAAGCGCAAGCTGGCAGGCAAGGTTATCGGCTAGATATGGCCCGGAAAAAGAAAGAAGAAAAAGCAAAAGATTTGCCCGTAATCGAGACAGTCGATTCACGGGCTATTGACGCTGAACGACTGGACGAAAAGCTTGAGAATTTTGCAGAGGATATGAGCTCAGAGGCGTACCTTGATGCCTGTAAGTTGTACCCCAAAATTCAAAAGTCGTATGAAAACAAGCAACAACAGTCCGATCACGTCGAAGAGTACTGGAATATCTACAATGCGATCCCTGACGAGAACCAGCAGTACACCGGCAATAGCCAGTGCTACATACCAGCGGTGCGCGACGCCATCAACGCCCGTTGCAAGCGAACTCTCGCGACGCTTTTCCCTGCCAACTACAAGCACGTGGACGCCGTAGGGCCCGCAAGCGTTACCCCTTTCCCCACACTGGCGTTACTTGAGCATTACATCCGCAAAACGAACCTGAAAGACATTGTTCGTGCGGATCTGCTTTCAGGTGACGTGACAGGACAGTGGATCCTGTACGTGGACTGGATGCGCACGACGCGGCGCATTACGGAGCTGGTCAAGAAACCGCCGATTCTCGCCAGCGATGACGGAATCGAAGCCGAAGATGTGACCGTCGAAGAAGAATGGGACGTTGAGGAAAAGGAAATCGTAGACGAGATGCCGGACATCACGCCGATGGCAGTTGATGATCTGGCCGTCTATCCGCCGACCGTGAACGACATCGAGCGCGCCACCGCCACGGCGGTACGCCTGCGCCTGTCGAAGGAATCTGTTCAGCAGTTCATCGATGAGGGTGTCTTCGTCGGCTGGAATGCGAAAGAGATCATGGACAATCTGAACGAACCGGACGGCGGTCGTCAGAAGCGTGTCCCGAACAAGCGCCGCACAGCGGACGCGGGCGTGCGCACCGAAGGCACGTACAAGTACGCGCTGATTTACGAAGTCCATACGAATCTGGAGCTGGAAGAAGGCAAAGGCAAAGAGCCTTGCTTCGTCTACTATGCTGGCCCGGCAGTCATTCTTGGTATCATCCGCAACCCGTTCTGGTCGAAGAAGCGCCCGATCATTACCGCCCCTGTGGAGCGCATTCAGGGCACCGTGTACGGCATCTCGCGCGTCGAGCCGGTCAAGTATCTTCAGTGGAACCTGAACGACTACTGGAATATGGGCCAGGACAGCGCGCAGTATGCGCTCCTGCCTATCGTGATGACAGACCCGTTGTCAAACCCGAACTACCAGTCAATGGTGATGGGCCTCGCCGCCGTATGGCTGACGAATCCGCAGACCACGCAGTTCGCGACGTTCCCTGCGATCTACAAGGATGCGGTCGGCCTGTGCAACGCGATCAAGTCACAGATCCAGGAATCGATGGACGTGAACGACGCCATGCTTGGCAAGATGCCAGCAGGCCGGAAGAACCAGGCGCAGGCCGCCGCTCAGGCCCAGTCGCAGGAGTCGAACATTATCGACCACGCGAAGCGCTACGAAGGTTGCATGCTCAATC